GCTCAAGGTAAACTCCCTTTATTTCTCCGTCGTCTGGATTAAAATGAACATCCAATCCTGCATCAGATGGGTTTGCTCTGCTTGGGGGAACCGCGTCTCCCCGTGTTCTGTAGTATTCTAAAATCACTCTTCTATCTCCAATCTTTGTAAGTATTGATTTATTTTTTCTTCTTGGGAATATTTAATTCCTTCATAATGATTTGCTTTGGCAAGAAGTTCCAGCAATAATAGCTGCTGCTAAATGTAATTTTACTGTTATCTCTGCCATCTGGCGAAATAAACCTCATACGCTTATCAAACATCAAAAGCTGCAAATCCCGGTCTTTGAACAACTGCTTTGGTGCTGCATCGTTTAGCCAAGTGTTGGTCATAATCAAAGCGAATGGCTTATTGAAACTTAATGCCCTCTCAAAAAATTTACGCTTGTTGGTAAACGGTGGGTTAGAAATAATAATATCCCACTCATCTGGTTCATAAAAAAAGAAATCCTTGCCATCACTCAAATGAGAGTGTACGACGGGATTCTGCTTCGATATTTGTTTTACAAATTCGCTGTGTCCTTCGTCGAACGGGCACCAAACGATTGCTTCCTCTGGTATATACTCCAAGATCGGGCCCACGCCGTAGGCCGGGGTGTAACATTCGTCATTGTTCCCCTTAGAGTACATTAATTTCTTACTGTCAATATCTTTGTTCATTTTTAGTGCACACCAGTTATCATTGACATCTTAAAACACCTTTGTTCCATGTTTCTTAATCTCGGTCCAAGTAATCTCCGCGCTCAATCGGGGATCTTTCTTTTGTAAGACAGTATCAAACTTTCGACGAAGCTTTGGCGTCAACAATCTCAATACTGTCTTTCCATCCATTTTCCAACTTTCAACGAGCTTTCCCCCGTTGAATCGATTGTAAAAATGTTCTGGGTATTTCCCTATTTTCTTATCTGTTAGGTATTTTTCCTGCTCTTCCCAAGTAGGCTGCACAGAAATACCGGTATAAGATCCCTTATTGTTCTTATTAATTGTAGATTTGTATTCTACTGGATCGCCCTGTTGATTGAAGGCATCTGCACCCGAAAAGGTCTGGGCCACATTGTGACCAAGAACGGTGGCAGCATAAATCTCTTTTGATCTTGCATAACTAAATGGATCACCCCATCCTTGATCAGCGCAAAGTTGGGCCATACTTTCATAAAGGTTTCGATATTCTTGTTCTGGTGTCATTAAAATCATCCCAACACCTCCTTTATATTTTCCAATGTTGATTCTAACTTTTCAATCTTCCGTTCGAGATCGTGAGTTTTGTACTCCAAATTAAGATTTGCTTCAAATAATTTATTATTTGTCTCCTTCAGTTCTCTCCAATACGCAGATTCGGATCCTTGGTCGTCGTGAAGTCCCAGAGATTTTAACACGGCATCGGGATTAAATCGATACGGACCATAGGTGGAATATCGACCGTATGGTATGACTCCCTTTTTCGCCATCTGAACCACAGTATGGCTCGTTACGCCGAGAATGTTTCCCATCCCAGCAGAATCAATCATCTTCACCGCTCTCACTATACCCTCCCGGCCACTTTCGCAAGCGATTCATAAATTTTAGTAAATTCATCAAAGTCGAAGTCTTCATTCTTCATCATCCGATAAGCTTTAACTGTCATGGAAATTTCATCTCCAGTCAGCCAGCCTTCTTCTTTGAATTCTTTCTTAAGCTCGCGCTTTTGCTCCTTGTATGGTTCCATAGCGTCTTCAAGAGTTGCGAGACTCCTTACATATTCCGCCATCTTTTGCTCTTTGGTGGTGGACTCAGTTTGATCATCCTCTTGGTGAATTTCAACTACGTTTTCAAATATCTCATAACCACTCATCATGGCGGTGACTCCTATTGTTTGTTTCTATATATAATATAACATTTTTATTGCTTGTTGTCAAGCATTATTTTTAAAAATCTGTAATAACCCAACAACCGTCGTTGAACCACATTTCTTTATGACACTCAAGATCGTGACGATCAACTACTTCTCGTATAAGTTCCGTAAAGAAGCGCGAGTGGCCACTTATTATTTTTATTGGAAGTCTATCAAAATTATCTGTTATAAACTTCTCGACAATAAACTCAGCTTCATCACTACAAACCCCGTGTAAGTCTAAACATTCCATATTAAAGTTTCCTATTCGGGTAACCTTCCCCAATCGCGATAAATCTTTAAAACAGACTTCATAGCATCTCTTTGAATTTCTGCTTGTTGCAAATTCTTTTGAGTTTCTTCTAGTCTTATTCGGAGATCTTTTATCTCTCTTTTCAATTCCTCGCAGTTGGCACACTTTTTACCCATCTATGGGTAACTATGCCTTCTTTTCTCAAATGGTATGAGGATTATCAGAAAAAGTAATATTTACATTTTTAAAATAATATTCAATGTAATCACAAAACTCCTCTTTATTTTGAAAAGAAAACAAACTATACTTTCCTCTATCAACATAAACTTTCCAAGAGTTAACTTCTTGAAGTATGTCTATCTTATTTATAATCAAGTCAGTAACTCCGTTTAATTGTATTGCTTTCTCCAAATCGTGCAAACTCATCCAGTCACACTGTCTTTTCCTTCCCGTCGTTGCACCGTATTCTTCCCCCGCTTCCTGTAAAGTTTCAAATATAGGATTTTCTGGCTGAAAGTTTTTTGAGCCAACATAGGTTTCATATGCCTTTGCTACTCCATAGACTTTTCTTATGGACTGCGGAGGGAAGCCATTCAACAAGGCGCCGGCAGTCGTGCAATGGCTACTCGTAACGTAGGGGTAATCCCCCCAATCGATGTCTAGTCCGAAACCCTGTGCTCCTTCACAAAGAACAGTGGCGGCGGGATTGTGGAAATAAAACTCCTCGTACATATCAATGAGATAATCATGAAGCAACGGATAGTCTTCGGCACGAGAACCCAGTCGAGAATATTTGGCTCCATAGCAGGGCCCGTTACCTGTTTTGGTAGTTCCCAGTTTTGATTCTTTACTATCTATCATAACGTGCTCGTCCCTAATAGTGTGGGCATTCTTTGCAATATAAATTTTGTTGGCTACATCTACACCTGCCTCCTTTAACATTTTAATTTCAGCAAAGAACTTGTGTATATTAACAACACAACCGGGACCTATGATGCTTTTCACACCAAAGAACACGCCGGCTGGAATGTGGTGTGTGACAAACTTTTCACCGTTATGATAAATAGTGTGACCAGCATTACATCCACCGTTATAGCGGACACAATGTGTATAATCCCCATCTTTTAAAAGGTGATGAGTAACCTTTCCTTTCCCTTCATCGCCGTATTGAACACCAACGATAACATCAACGATTAAAGACACTTGTCCCCCTATGCTAAGATTCTAAAATTTCTTCGGAGACTTCGAGTTGAAAATCCCCACTTCTCATTGTACTCTAATTTTGCCATATATGGTTTATTAACATGAATTCTATCGTGCTCCTTGACTCCCCAGCAACGAATCTTCGTTAAAGTGTTTGTGTCATCAATAACCTCAATGATCCAATATGGCTTCCCGTTCTTCGTTTTCTTTGGGACAACCTTTCTCGGAATGAACCAGACACACTCGCACAATTCCGGATCATAATTTGCAATCGCTGGAATAGAAGCTCCGCTTAATTGATTATAAATCTCTGGCTTCATAACCTTATTAAATGGGAATACTCCAGTTAGTTCAACAAGATATCCAATCTTTTCTTCATCGGAGAAGTCTCCCTCTGGAGAATAACGCTCAATATTATCAATGAGATTCTGTTCCTTTCTCGGCCGATCAACACATATCGCAGACCAAAAGTGTTTACCTCCAGTGAAGCGCTGGTCCATAAGACAGTTCAGTGTTCCAGAACGGCACAAGACATCTAGACTCTTCTTATTGAGTTTCGAGTAAGTTATTCCCTCATTAAACAGGAACTCCTCAATATTATTAAATGGCCTGTTAGCAGTAATCTGATCAATTGCTGCGTCACCTAGTCCCTTGATTGAAGATAGCGGCTGGATCAACTTCGTTCCATCCTCTGAAATCTCCCAAACTCTTCCCGAAGAATTGATATTGAGCCCCTCGATCTCCAGACCAAAAGACTTTGCGATGCCAATTGCTTTTTCTTTTCTCGTCTCAGGTTCTTTGTCCAAAAATGCAGCTAACCACTCAACCTGATAATAGTTAAGTAACCAAGCGCACTGGTAAGATAGTATACAATAAGATACGGCATGAGACTTGTTAAATCCATAACCCGAGAAATACTCGAAGGTTTCCCAGAATCTTTCGCCGGTTGTTTTCTTCAGGCCCTTTTCAACGCAGCCTTGAATAAACTTTGATTTTAAAGCTTTCTTAACCTTTGCCTCTTTGCCTGTTCCTTTCTTGGTTAAGACCTTGCGCAAAGCATTCCCCTCATCGAGAGAGAGATCCTTTCCAAGCTTATGAGCCAAGAGAGCAATTTGCTCTTGGAAAATAAGGAAGCCTGATGTCTCCTCGGTGACAGACCTATGCTCTTCATTAATAAACTTAAGCAGGTGGGGGTTTTCTCTAGCCCGAACATAATCATTGTGGACATTAGCGCCCAATGGACCGGGCCGATAAATAGAAGTAACAGCCGCGAGGTCAATCAAGCTTGTCGGCTTAACTTGCTGGCAGAATCTTTGGGCCCCAGTCTCAGTGAACTGAAAGATGCCAGCCCACTTCCCTGTTTGAAAGATGTTTTTGTAAATATTCTGATCATCAAGGTCAATGATATCTGGGTGTAAGTTCCTATTATAATAGTCTTTTACATCTTCATAAGTCGGGTTCTCAATATTATGATGTCTCCGCAGAATATGACGAATTGAGCCGTCGATCATCTTTAAGGTTGAGAGACCGAGAACATCGAATTTAATGAAGCCCATGGTTTCAAGGTGTCTAACATTTTGTCCTTCGCTCCATGGAGTTTGACGAACACCACCAGAATTGATAAGGGGCATTCTATTATTCAAGTTCTCGGCGATGACAACGCCGCCAGCGTGGCGAGAGCAGGATCGTACCTGACCATATAAGGTTTCAATGTGAGTCTTAATGTGGGGATAGCGGGCCAAGAAAACCTTGAGAGTATCGCTGAACTCCATCACCTCATCGAAGGTTGGAGCATAGATGCCAGTCTTGATACCGTGCTTCAATTTGGCCGGACCGATGGACTCCATCATCATTACGGAGGTTACATCATTAACTTCTTTAAATTCAATTCCATAAAACTTTGAAATGTCCTTGATAAGACTCTTAAGTTGCAACGTGTTCCAGTTTGAAATGGGCGCGACTTTATCCTCTCCCCACTCTTTAATCAGGATCTCTTTAAGCTCCATACTGTCAGCAACATCATAATCGATGTCGGGATAGTCAGTCGCGTCGGCGCGAAGGAACCGCGCAAACTGCAAGTCCCATTTGATGGGATCAACCTGTGTAATGTTCAACGCATAGGCAACCAATGAGCCAGCCGCCGAACCTCGACCTGGGCCAGTTAGCATAACCTCGTTTGCCTTTTCACTGATCTGATTCATCGTCAAGAAATACTTTGAGAAACCTCGGTCTGAAATAACCTCAAGCTCCATACGCAATCGCTCGGTGTACTCCTCGTTCGTATGAAAACCAAGCCGACGCAAGCCTTCGATGCAAAACTTCTCCAACGCCGAGTCTGCTGTCTCTCCAGCGGGAATAACAAAGTCAGGAAGCCGAACAGTATTATCCGGTAGAAAGTCAGCAATTTTTTCATGGGCAATCGTATGGGTTCTTACAATGGATTCCATAACCAAGTCATCATCATACTCAACACCACACGATTCCGAGTATTTCTTATATGCCTCCCACATTTGGTTCCCGTTGCGAGGGTATAACTCATAGCCGATCTCTTCAACTCCCGCTGGAAGATCTGGACTCTCGTATCCTGGCCTTGGTTTCCCAAGCCAGCCAAGCTTTCTATAAAGTTCACGGTCTTTCCAAGCATCCGGATTGGGATAGTGCGAGTCAGAAGTTGAAATAAGTTCAATTCCAAACTCGTCGTGCATTTTAATGATGTATTTATTAAGTTCGTGTTGCTCTGGAATGTTGTTCCATTGAAGCTCTCCGTACCATCGATCTCCGAAGATACTCATCATCTCTTTTGTGGTCTCACGCATAGCCTCTAGGACCGCCAGTTCCCCATTCTCACGGTTCTCCCAGTAGTTTCCAGCATACACGCCTCCAAGACAGGCAGAGGCCGCTACAACGCCCTGAGAGTACTTTTTTAATAGCTTGTAGTCAACTCTGGGATAACGGTAGTAATTCTCTGGATTGAATGATTCAGAGATCAGCGAGAAGAGATTGTTCAATCCTTCCTGATCTTGAGCCAATAGGATGAGGTGGCGGCGACGATTAAGGATATTCCTAACCTGCTTCTTTGATGCCTCTTCATCTTCAACTGTTGTTGCAGTTACGTCTTTATTTAGCGTCTTGCGCTTCTTCTTATCTTCTTTGGCTGCTTCATAGTCATCACGCCAATCATCGAGACTGGGTAAGAAGTATGCTTCAATGCCGAATATGGGCTTAAAATCTCTTCCCTCTTCCTTCATCTTCTTTGCGTGAAGCACCTGATATGGCAAGCCGTTCATGTTCCCATGGTCAGTCAATGCCAAGGCATCCATGCCGTTTTCATAGGCAAAGTCCATGTGTTCCTGTGGATACCCAAGGGCATCAAAAATGCTTCCAGCTACGGAATGCGCGTGTAATCCAACAAATGGGATCTTTTTCATTGTGTGTTCTCCAACCTTTCTTTATTTATTAACTTCTTGATTTGCTCTACTTAATATTTTAAATTTCCAAAAACCCTGAACATAGATTATAATAGTTCCGCAAGTAAAAACCTCGTACATCTTTCCATATGGTGCGCCAGGAACATCCATAACTTTTAAAATTATACCCTGTATGATGTCTCCAAACCTTGTTCTTTCGGAGGAGATTGATACGAAATCTCCCTCTTGCGGCCTTTCAATCACTTCGCTCTCCACTTCTCCCACACCCTTTCAAATACATAGTGTCCGATAGTAAACAGTGTGTGCAACAATATGGTGATCCATGTAGCTTCCTGTGTGTCTCCCGTAATGGCATACAGGACGATCAGCGTCATCAAAATAGATATTATACGCCATGCCACAACTTTTAAAATTAGCTCATTTTTCATTCTTCGCTCTCCTTCAACTCACTATACCAACAAGGCTCCATATGTGCAACCTCTGGATTATGTGGGTTGGGTATAAACTGGGCATCAAGTGATCCAGATCCGTCATAGTAACAGTAAAAAGAGCCAGTGGAAATCATATAATAGATTCCTTCTTCCTTTTCTGCGAAAGATTCTCTATCGGAGATCTCACCTCGGTATTCTACCTGCTTCCCTTTATAGGTCTTGGGACGGTTATCTTTCATTATTCGCTCCTTTTGAAATTTCTCGATGTATGCCCCATCAAGCTTACTCATTATTAACTCCTATTTCTGATTCTAATTCGTCTTCTAGTTTCTGTATGTTTAAACAAGCCAATTCGAAGTATTCCCTGTTGGATTCTATTCCAATAAATCGTCTCGAATTCTTTATGGCAACAATCGCGGTGGTACCAGAACCTATATAGGGGTCCAATATTACATCACCGGCTTCTGTCGTGGGAAAAATACAATTTTCAACTAATTTTTCTGGAAAAGTGCACACATGACCTTTATTTCTGCTGGGTGGGATTTTCCAAATATTTGTTAACTTGTGCTCTTTGTTGTCCCACTTCTTGGGCTTTTTAATCTGATAGATCCTCTCCTCTTGGATATGATACCTGTTGGATGGATTACCAATACCGCATCGATCCCAGATGATTTCGCACCAAATTGGGAACTTATCTAGCCAGTGCATCGGATGATGCAAGTTATTATTGGTGCGATAAATATTGCGATTGTGCCAAGCAAATCTAATCTTATGGTTATAAAAAATAGAACTACGACTTACCCTCATCAACTCAAAAATAACAGCTTGCTGCTGGCCCTGATAGGACCATTCTGGCAGGTCATCATCATACCATTTTTCATACTTTTCGGTCATACTTTTCGATGTTTTTGAGTTTTTATAATTAGAATATCTTTTGCAAAGGTTATACGGGGGAGAGGTGACGACCACTTCTACAGATCCTTTTTCTAGTGTGGGTAGAACCTCCAGACAATTTCCTAAGATCATAATTCCATTTTTAAATTCCCTTGTTTCAAAATCCATTATTGAACTCCGCTGGTTTTTTCGTAAAGCTTTTCGACTTTTCTTGGATTAATTCTAAAGGCTGTCCCCCTGTTCTTTTTTCCCCCTTTGGAGATCCTAATTTCAACTACTAAATCCCCAGATTTAACAAGTCGAACAAAATTATCACAAGACATTCCGCTATATTTATGAAACTTTTTAATTTTGCCTTTCTCGTGTTCAAGAGAAAATACTCTATCCAACTTCCTTCCAGCATGCTCAAGAAGGGCATCTAATTCCCAGTAACCACATTCACGATCATTGTGCATGATAATGAGGCGATTTTCTAAAATTTGTAAATAAAGACCCAAGTTGTTCGGACCACTTTTGATTGAAGTGTTTAACCTTATTCCGCACTTAGAAAATCTCTTGAAAAAGTCACGGCTGCCTGAGAACCATTGCTTCATCCATATGGGCTCCTTGGAGAACAAGGTCATTTTAGACTTTCCGTTTGTTGTTTTGAGTTCAATATTTCCATCTTTTAATACTATATCGGCGCCGGCTCGATTATTTTCTTCAACTCCCAAAGCTTTTTCCAAACTGCGGCCGAAGGCGCCGTCGTCGCCCAGACGATCATCCTGAGAGATACCCAATGTACTTCCGACCAAATTATTGCAAGCATCGCTGACGCCTCCCAATGTATCTTGGTTTGCATTGCTATTCTTCATCATCAACTCCTATTTCATTCCATTCGTGATACTTCATAAATATTGGGTGAGGTCTTTCAATTAGCTTTCGCTCTTCTGATCCCAAGTAGTCGCAGTATCCATCCCAAGAATCTATGTTGTAATACCATGGGACTTCAACTTTGCTTTCTATATCTATTATAACAGGTTCAAAGATTTTGTCAAGTAAAAAATGTCGTGCAGAATATCTTTCTTCTTTTGGCAGTTTCTCCCTGGGATATATTCCGTCCTCCATAACCTCAGAATTATACTGTCCGGTGCCCTCGCGGAGCTTTCTACGACAAGCAACAAAGTCATCGCGGCCAAATGTAAATCCAAGATACTCATTGTTCTTAACGGTCTTCCCGTCGTGGCTCAACATAAATGGTCTCTCACTTGAAATATCTTTTCTATGTGGTCTCAGAATCTCCGGATCATAAACCCCATAAGGGAATGCCACATAATATCTTTTGGGAACGATCCACTTGCTCAGTTTGATCGAGACTCTGAAAGCAGTGGTTGCTCCCCAAATGATGCTCCAAGATAAACAGTCTCGTTTGCCCACGTCCTTTGCATGAACCGGAACGTAAAAGATTGGGATTTGTTTTCTCGTCTGTGATGGATAGGGATCGAGCCCTCTTCCAATCCAAACAGGATCTTGGACCCACTCTCCAAGTCGATGTCTTATCAACGGCTTCATATCATCGTTACAGACAATCCAGATGGTTTCACATCCAGCCCAAGTACACTCATACACCGCTCGCTCAACCGCGAGGTAGTTCGGTGCTATCGGCATCATCGCGTCGTGCCAGTCCATTTTAAAGTCTAATGGCTGTCCTGCCACCGGTATGATGCCGGCCAGATGAAAGCTGCTCAATTAATCCTCATCGGGTTTTCCGCTGAATAAATTTGTCTTTTTAGGCGGCGCCGGCATGCTGCCTCAATTTTTGGAGATCGTATATCCCAGGTTTTGGTGTATATTTTGGCAAACCTGCCACGCCATGTAATCTCTTGTATAATCCCAAAAGAGCGTTTCGGTGCTGTTCGAGTGCTCCGATTGATTTTGAGAGGCGGTCGTGAGCTTTCCCGGTGCGTCCCAGTTCTTTTGGAAATCGTTTGCCATAATTTTCTATTTGTGCTCGCGCGATTATTAACTTAGTTAAAAGTGGTTCCAGTCGCTCTTCGTAAAATCTTATTACTCTTTCTAGCATCTCGGATAATGTCTCGTTTTCATAGGATCCGGCGCGCGAGCCTCTTATATAGAATGTGTCGTCGTCCTGCCACCAGCCAGTAGGGCCATACTTGCCAAGTATATACTTGACACAGTCACGATCGGGGAAACCGGCCTGTTCGGCGGTACCGCCGGCCTCTCCATGGTGACTTAATACGCAGATAAGACCGTTTGCGTATTCAAAGATCTCTTCGGCGTCTTCAAAGTCTTCCCCGCTTACCTGAGCCTCCTTCTTATTCCTCTTCTCTCTTGGGGGTCCGATGTCTTGTTTACCAAAAGGATTCCAGGCTTCATCCACGGTTTCTTCTTTAATATATTCTCGCCAGTTTTCCATAAGGAGTTTCATATCTATAAATAGTTCGCGTGATTTATTAAGTTTGCAATTTTTGCTGCGTAAGTTTCTGGATGGCGATTAAACTTTTCAATAATTTCTTCTGGCGTTTTATAATAAAACTCAAATCTTTCATCCGTGTGATAAAAATTCTTAATATTTTTAATAACCTCTCTTTCGACTGCCTCAATTTTGGGAGAGTAATAGCGATAAATCTTGGGATTGTAAGTATCCCGACCATTTCGGGCGCCCCTGATTCCCGCATCCTTCATCATTTGGGTTATCTTAAATTTGGCCATCGTATCGGAATAATCAAAATCATTTATTTGCTCCTCGTCCAAATGTGATATCGCCACAAGGTCTTTTCTAATTCTTCCTGATTTTTGATTGCCAAATCTTTCGGAGGGATAGAAAACAACCTTCTTAACGAAGTTATCTTCGGTCTCGAACAAATTATGATCGTGCTCCATACCAGAACGGACATGAAACCAATCAACAACCCTACACTTTCCAAACTTCTGTTCCTTTACTCTTGGCAAGCCTCTGATATCTTTATCATCAAAGATGATGAGCTTGCTAAATTCAAACCTTCCAAGTCTAGAATTATGGGTTGAGGCTTTTAATTTATTTTCTTGGACACTCAATGATGCAACTTTGTCTCCCATCGGCAGAAGACCACCAAGAGAAAGAGAAATTATTAATCTTTGCCAAACGAGCACCTTACTGGCACCGGGCCGTAGACCCAAGAATGAGAAGTCGTACCCCTCATTGTATACATCAAGTATAAAGGGAACAAGAGGTTTACAAAAGATGCAAGGATAGTTATTGTAATAAGAGAATAAAAGAGCATTTATCCCCCCTCCAATGACAATCGTTTCATATTTATATTCATGCTTGTCTAGTCTTTTCACGTTCTCTCATTTTTTCGCGAATGGTTTTCTTTTTCTTCGGAGTTTCTAAAAGAACCTCCTTGCCACCTACCTCTTCTTTAATAAGGTCTTTGAGTAAGTTCAAAAATTGTTTATCTGTTAGTTTCATTTATGCTTATTCCTTTAGTACGCCGACGACGTGGTTTTCTAATACTAAATAGACTTTACCTTCGCCAAAATCAACCTCTTCGATCATGTGCGCCAAAACGACTACTTGTTGTCCTGGTGAAATGGGTGGCCTCACATCTGACGCTATTAATAAAATCTTTACTCTCTCATATTTTTCCTCAGTTTTAAAACTATCAGGAAGAGCTATAAAGCTTTCTTCTTTTTCGGCCGATATCCTCTCTATAAGTAGATATCGATTACAGGGTTCAAATTTCATGTTTCCTCCAGATGCATTATATTTTTCGATTCTCTAAGCGCTTCTAAATATTCAATTGGTAATTCGCATGCGCCTCCAGCACACGCCGAGTCTGCTTCAAAATGTACATTATTTTCTTCTTCACACATTGTTGTCCAGTCAACGTCTCCATATTCTTGAGAAAGTTTTTCCCATCGCTTTAAGTTATAAACGTCTTTTAAACAATAAGTCATCTTTCTAACATTTCCCTCAAAATGGCTATGCGCGAACTTGATGGCAGCAGTGGCCCAGTCTCGCTTGAGGGGGGTAACCTGATCAAGCGGTTCTCCAATTCCCAACAAGCAATCGCTGGCGGCCCAAAGATCGTGGTCAAAGGCTGCAATACCTTTTTCGATGATCCCAGAAGCAAAAAAAGATCCGGCGCCATATTCACGAAGAATATCATTAGGGTAAGGTACAGCACAAAAAGGAGCTTGGGGATAGTCTTTATCTCCAGAACATGGAATCAGGGAAATGCCTGCGAAGTACTTTCTATTTTTATAAATGTAGTCTGCAACTTCATCCCACTCGTCTTCTTTGACATGAATTGTGTTGGAAACATTATGACTTAGCCATGGCTGTGTGCAAAGATCTTTATTAATTCCATAACGAACCCAATTCTGTTGTGTTAACTTAACACTTTCTAGCAACTTTGATGCATCAATTTGATTCTTTGTCTTTGCTCCTACTGGAACTTCACACAAAAAGGTAATGACTTCTGTAACTCCATTGGGATCCCACACAGATTTCTCAACTGCTCTAGGATTAAATTTCTTAAAATGTTGGACCGGATTTTCTTGGACATTCGCTTGCACACGACGAAAATACCTTTTGGCGTGGTGCGGATGGATTCCAGAAGCAGTGCCAAGAATGCAACTAGTTGATCCGGCGGGTTTGACGCAGGTTGTTCTAGCAGCCTGATTGATTCCGATAATGGAAGCTACTTCTTTATTTGTATCTTTAACAATCTTGGCGCCATCGCGTTGGATCTGGGGGTCAAATAGGACTTCTGGATTGTCCATCATACCAGTAATCGAGACCCCCAGCAGTGCTTCGCGCCTTGTTATATTCTCGGATGTCTCCCCCAAATAAGGAAAGCTCGTGTAAGAAGATTGAAGAGTACCAATGATTGCCGCTGCGCGACAAGCTTTATAGAAATTCTCTGGAGTGTTCGCCTTCTTCCCGTTAATCTCGGTCAGGTTACAAAACTGCCATCCAGGTTTACCCGTCTCTACATCAACTGGATATAAGCCAATTTCAACACAGGGGTTAAATCCCATCTCTTTACTCTCGGCCCAAACAAAGGCCGGCTCTCCAAATTCTCGCACCCACTCCATCAATTGATCAAACTCTGCTTTTGTAGTTTGATCGCGGATAAGAAGGGCGCTATTATTTGATCTTCCTCGTTGGGGGTTTTCGACAAACCAGTTACCCGTTTTTGCTCGGGCCATTTCTTCATCTTCGGGTGAAAACAGCGCAATAGTTGCAGATCGTCGGACACCGCCTGAAATTACTGCATCGGCAGCGTGCATAATAATATCGTAAACATCTATGGGGCGCATACGGATATAGTTGCTATCTCCAAGGCGCTCGTCAAACACTTGTCGGATCTTTTCAATAGACCTCTTCAGTCCACCTGGGCCTGGGGCCTTCGCTCCAGAACTCAAAGGTGCACCCGCTGGTCGCACTTCCGAATAATCAAAAACAACTCTGTGTCCGATATATTCATCAAACTCTTGATTTCCGCCAAAGTAGCTTGTCACCAGCACACCAATCGCATCTGCCCAGCCCTCGATAGTATCTGGAACGACGAAAATTTGAGATCTAGTTGTACCATCTGGACGACTGATAGGAGGAAGGGAGGCAACGTGGTGCTTTTGAACAGAAAAGCCAATACCACAACCACATAAAAGAAGATACATTAGTTCTTGAAAAACTCTGGTACGGTTGATGTGACCAAAGCCGCAATTGTATACGCGGGCGTTGTGCTTGAAGATTGGATCTCCTCCGAATTGAAGAATTCTTTGTGAGCCCAGAACCTCTTTCTTATGAACAGCAGCTTCGGCTTCATCGATGAAAGACATGATTTCGTCATTGTCCTCGAACCTTTCTCGGTGCATATCAAAAACTCGGGTAACTTGTTCTTTCCAAGTCTCTCGTCTTTTTAATTCTGGCAAATACTTTGCATATTTTGCTATTCTCGTATATTCTTGTAGTGCGTTTATCGACATTAATTACTTTCCCCCGTTTTTTACTTTTTTATATAATGTGACCAATTTCTTTTCTTGTCTTTTCTTGGCTTCTTTTTTAACGTCACCAATGGTCTCGCCCGTTGAGGACTCTACCCGTATTGTGACGTTTGCTGTATCCATATAGATCGGATAGATGATTCCATCCAGACCATTTCTATTTTTAGCAATAAAGATGCGGCCGGAATTACTCAATTTGTCTTCCGACGTTCTGGATATTGAAAAAATAAAGTCTGCGACAAAACACTTATTAAAAGCCTCACTTATGGATTCCATTGTAATAACTTCGGCATTTAAACCAGAACGATTAGTTTGAGATGCGGTCCATACACAACAATTGTGTATTTGCGCAAGTGCGCGAAGCTCTTCATAAATAGTCTCCAACTCATGCCTTTTCTCTTTTAATGTTGAAATTGGGTGCAAAAGATCCCCATAATCTACCAGTATCACATCTGGTTTAAATCCTCGATTTATTAATTTTTCAACGTGATTTTTTAGTGTGTTCACGCTAGCAGACTTGGTGGGATATTCCTTGATAACAAGCTTTCCGTTTAGCATCTGGACCTTCTCATAAATCTCTTCTTTAAAGGAGCTAAGATCATTAAGAGGTACATTTGTTATACAACTATCAAATCTGGATCCCACAACTGTATCTGCCAATTCGAGAGTATAGTACACTACATTTCTGCCGGCCTTCAGGGCTTCGGCTCCGAGATGAACAAGTGCCATACTTTTTCCGGCGCCGGTTGGAGCGATAACCACTCCAAGTTCTCCCTCTCCCAATCCCTGATGAGTTATGGTGTCAATTTCTGGCCAACCGGTTGGAGTGGGGTTTCGAGACTTGAATAAAAATCGCTGCTCAAAGTCTTTTACATAGTCGTGACCAAAGTTAGAATCTGAACCGAGTTTTAAAGCATCATTGATAACCTGAGAAATTTCATCAAAAGAAGAAGTTTTAAGAAGCCGAACGGATTTCAACATTGCCTCTTTTAACTTTTGTTTGCGGCAAAAATCGAGAGAAGTTTCAATAATGTATTCAGAATCTTCTATCTGTGTTTTGGATATTCGTGCGAAGAAGTTTCTAATCTGTTGTTTAACAGAGTCGTTATGTTCTTCTAATTCTGTTCTCAGAATAGATGTCATAATCTTTTCTGTCGGGTGGACAGAATACTTCTCTCTATATTTTTTGACCAACTGCACAAAAACCTGGAGATATTTAAGCTCCAGAAAATTAATATTTAAAACCTCGAACATTTGATCTGCAAATGGTCTATCAACCAAAATCAAATGACACAAGCTTTCTTGAAAGTCCTTACCGTATTGGCTAAAGTCTTCCTTCGGCATTATTCCCCCCTATTGTCTTATTATAACACCTAAGATTTGTCTTGTCAAGCTTTACTTGATATTCTTTTGAAAGTAGAAAACAGGTCTGATGTATCCCAGTTCCCAAACCCGTCTTCGGCCATACGCTTAATTACTTCTGTCTTGTTGAACTCTGGCTCAAAGTTGTCAATGGCGTATTTTACCCTACTTTTGTCATCAATAGACATGGATGGGCTATATAGTTGCATGATTTTATAATTTTCTGCTATAACTTCCTCCGCTTCGCAGATTAAAGAGAAGGCTTTTAAGCCTGTATTATCGTTCTCACAGAATTCTATGAGTGCTGGAATGGTCACAGACTTCTCCTCCGCGAAAAATGGAAGGCGTTTAGAGATGGTACCGAGGCCAACGCCCTTAACTCCCGGAAGGTTGTCGCTTGAATCGCCTGCCATGGCGCGGGCTAAGGCAAAATTCGTTGGGTGAATTTTAAATTCTTCCAGAAGTCTTGGCTTATTCATAAATTTCTTCTGGATTGGTCGGTACAAAACTGTCTCGTCATCGCACAATTGAAAGAAATCTTTGTCGCTGGATATAATCACCTTCTGCCAGCCCTTATACCGTGGAGATTGAGATATAAAAGCGATTACATCATCAGCTTCTACGGCGTCAACCATTAGCTGAACGACTGGCATAAAGTTAAGCATTTCCATCAAGCGATATTGCTGCCAAACTTTGTTTTGTAGCTCCTCATCCTTTGTGAGAACTCTAATGTCTCGGTTCAACCTGATTGGTTTTCGACCAACTTTATAATTAGAGTTGATCGCCCTTCTCTTTAGAGAGCCTCCTGCTCCATCCCAAGCTATAATAATCTCATCGGGCTTCATTTCCCGACATAACTTCTGTAAGATTCCTATGAACCCTTTATATCCTCCGATCGGTTGGCCGTTTTTGGACAGGCTGGGGTTAACGATATACGCCCTGAAATATGCATTCAGGGCGTCAATAACCATTACTCTCTTCATTTTATCTTACCCTTCATCTGGTTCGTAAAAGTCTTCTGCCTTTCCTTGCCGACTATCAAATTTATAAATTATTTCTTCATCAATGATTTGATAAACTCTTTGCCGGAACTTGTCAGATTGCATTTTCTCTGCCCACTTTGATGCTTGAAACTTCTCAGTTGAGCCGTCCTCAAAAACCATAGTAAACCACGCGCCGGATTGAAGAATATTGTCAGAACCCTTTACGGCTTCAAACAAAGATTCGTCGTCCTGAATGCTTACCTTATCTCCTCCCCATAGAATTTGGAAGTTGCAGCGGCGCCCCTGCGTTCCAAAGCGAGACTTCTCAAGCTTCACTTTAACCTCGGAGCCAATGCGGAACCCGTTGTCATCGAGCACGAAACTCGCTTTCGCCTTGCGTCCTGTTAGCCAGATGCGTAATGAATACGCATAAATCATAGCTTTTCCACCGGGCGTCACATAGGGCGTTGTCATCGCCTCGCTGGGTGATCGGGTTATGTTTGTTTTTAGCTGGTTAAGAACTAAAAATGTGGATTTAGTGTTCGCGATGGAGAGAGTCAGCTTTGACATTCCCTTCGCCAGAATGCGCGCTTTGACCGCCATAGATGACTGTGGGTTGAAGTCTCCTTCAACATCGGAGATTGCCGGTGTTAAAGCCAAGGAGTCCCAGATAAAGAGAATCTGATTGTCTGAGCCAAGAAGTTCTTCGATCGTTTCCAGAACGAACTCGACAGAGGTTGCTTGAATATATAGCAACTTGTCGAGATCGCATCCGGTATTCTCAAGAAAGGTCGGGTCAATGGCGGATTCTGAATCGAAATATACAACGTCCATACCCATCTTTTGGGCGTTTGCAGCGACTTGGGCGGCCATATAGGACTTACCTGTTGCCTCTAAGCCGGCGATTTCCGTGACCTTTCCTACAGGGATACCAGACAGCTTGCCGCGACAGATGATCGAGTCAAGCCAGCGGGAGCCAGTAGGGATCCACTGTGTAACCTCTGTTGGGTTTGCCTCCTTGAGATTGTGGGCGACATTCATTCCGGCTTTCTTATTAATAAGCTTTCTCATCTCGTCCATAGAAAGCTTGCCCGTTGATATTGATTTTCTCGCCATAAATTAACCCCTCGAAATAAAAATGGGAGCACTTATTTTAAACCGCGTGCTCCCAAACGGTGGGGGGATTACTAGTTTCCAGTTAGCTCATTGAACGCAGCAACAACATCAGGAGTTGTATTCGATGGAACAGGAGGAGTGAAAGAGTCAGATTCTTCGCTCGTGCCTTCCAAAGAATTAATAAACCCGTCCAAAGCTGTTTGGACTTCTTCAAGCGTCTTCTTGGGGAAAAGGCCGTCGATGTTGGGAATATTATCCATAAGACGACTACACTCTTCTTCTCCACCAATCGCTTCATCACAAAGCGGTGATGTGCGACGGCGGGGGGTCAAGGTAGTCTTCGGGAACTGTGCTCCTGGCGGCTTCCCATAGGTCATAGTAAGATCGGTTCCGTCATCGATCGCAGTAATATCACCATACTCGGGATTTAAAACCAAGTTGAGAAGAGCAGTATAGGCTTCTTTACCATAGCCCCAGATACGAATTCCTTCTGCTTCTTCACCACGAACCATTACGGGTGAGAAGAAACGTTGCCGAGGGCTCAAGTCCTTAGCGAGTTTCATGGTATCAGAATCCTGATTCCCATTAAACTCCTTCCAGAGTTGATCCTTAAAATCACAGATGGGACATTCCTCTCCATGATTCTTCTTAGGACAAAGAAGACCTCCACGTTGATCTGGACCCAAGTTATAGTGGAACCAATAATCCTTAAAGGGGTCGCCGTCAGCAGTTGGAACGATGCGGATTGTCTGTGTGCCGTCTTTTGGACGCCAAAAAGACCCTCCTGCTTTCCCGTTGTTTTTAACGCTATCGAGCCTTGCTCGAATTTTTGCAATATCTAGTGCCATGTTAATTTTCTCCTTTTATTATTGAAATTGTG